ATCCAATCGTGGGCACGCCCCGCATAAACATTCGCATCAGCTTTTATTGTCGGTCCTTGCCCTGAACCATGGCCGCAGAACTGGTTATTTCCTATGTACAATTCGACGTGATCAAATGATGAGTTGTAATCTCCCCAATTGAAAAATACCAGATCGGCCGGCTGCATCGAAGACAGAGGAAGATTAGGCCCTGATCCAGTCGCGATTTGTCGCCCCTTTCCCACTTGCGCACCCGTCCACGTGCCGATATCCATGCTTGTTACTTTTTGGTAGGCGAACCAAATAGTGCTTGAGCAATCGCCGTATCCACTTGTTATCGGATCAAGTCTCCCCGGGCCTTGTGAATATGCAAATTTACCAACCCATGAGGTGTACAGCTCGACGATTTGGCGCTGAGCTTCTGACCCCGAAGACGATCCACCACCAGTATTCCCACCAGTGATAGGAGTTCCGTCTTTGTTTACACCAGGTATCCATGTTTGGCCAGTAGTTTTGTAAAAAATCACACCGTTTTTATAATAATCTGGTCCGAACAATATTAAGTTGTCTCCACGTTGGATCACGTAAGACACTTGATTTGCGTCTTGTTCAATTTGCGGTGAATTGCCGCCATAAGATGGGGAGCCAACTTGACCGAAATCCGGGGGATCGCTTTCACCGTCCCAACCATCTAGACGTGATTTTACCGTGTTGTAACGATTTTTATAAATTCCAAGAACACCATCATTCATGCAGACTTGATATAGACGTTCCAGCGTTGCCGTGCCACCCGCTGCTTGGATGACACGCCCGCACTGTCTAGGTGATTGGTGCCACATGGCCATCGCGAAAATCAACGGCTTGGGGTTTGATTGACTCATGCCATAGCCTTCGAGCGTTGTAATGTAACCTTCGAAGTCTGAGATCGCTTGATTTTCTTGGATGATATGGTTTTCCTGTGCGCTGAAAACCTGCACGATGGAGTTGCCTTCGGCCTGTGTAAGATAGCGCCTTGTCCAATAACTGTCTGTTGCAGGGTGCTGTGCAAGAGAATCGCGCAATGATTGCGCGAGATCAGGATAGGCGGTAGGCTGCTCTGCTTCCACCCGATTAAGCAGAGCAGCCGCACGTGTGCCATACCATTGCATCATACCAATAGTTATTGGATCGACGTAATAAACGCTTGTCCAATTCCAATTGCTCTCGACTTCGCCAATAACGTACATGGCATAATAGCATATGGTATGTGTGCTGGGCATATAATTCACCTCGTAAGATAGCGAGTGTAGGATTCGAACCTACGTGGTCCAGGTCGCCACCGAAGACCGTCGATTGCGTCTATCGCCCCGTTTTAGCCTCTCCGGGCAAGCTCGCTATCTTGAATATATTATAGCATTATTTCTTTTCAATTACAACCTTATATTCATTATTTTCTAAAATTGCCTGATTAGTAGGCGCATCTACGGAAACTGCATGAGCGTATGCTTCCCACGCGCTGCGATCTCCGAAGAAATGATTAAGGTCTAAGCTAGCATCCCACCCATTTACAGCGCCTAGCTCTGAATATTGCCAACAGCATACGAGGCCATCCGTTTTTAAATGATCCCCCGGGTCATCGTAAAGAGTCATAACTTGCTTTGGCTTGGGATATTGGGCGATCCATCGCCCGCAATTGGATTCCACGCCACCCTGGTTGAATCTCCACGGATTCGCATAAATCCATGGCCACACTCCCGTTTTTTCATGCACTCGACGCACGAATTCGTTAACCCATATGACAGATTGGTCTTTTTCCCAATCAAGGACGGGTATTCCATGGTTAAAGTAACCTTTGCAATTTTTTATGAACCAGTCAGCTTCAGCAATCGCCGTGTTGTTTCTACCGAAGTGATAAAATCCAAAAAGTTTATCAAATTTTATAGCCCGCTGAATTACGCCGTCACAATATGGATTGACATAAGTAAGTCCTTCGGTTGCTTTTGAAATGACAAAATCGGCAGCAGTATCTTGGATTTGGAAATCTTTTTGCCTCGACGAAACATCAATTCCTCTAAGCATGTTTCCCCCCAATACTGGCCATACAGTCTTTTAGCTCGCTCGATAGCTCCTTAAAATCTTCACGCAGCTCTCCAATCTCAATAGTAATACTTTTAAGACTGGCGGTAAAATCTTTAAGGGTACGGTCATAGAGATAAAACATGCCCACGCAAGCCACGATAGGGAAGCCCACACTACCAATAAGAGAAATAATGGTGTTAACATCCATAATCTACTCCTCGGTAACCGGAATAGGATAATTTAAATCAATAGAACTAGAGATATTCGCTCCATTAGGGATTGAAGGGGGAATAGGCGCGCTTAGGTCTACTAATGATAACACAGTTTGATACCATGATATAATAATTATATTATATGTATTTTTCCAGGGGCCAGCGCCATTCGCGATGTTTACGCCAAGATACAGGTAACCATCAGTGCCGATGCCATTAGCAACCACACCACACATCCAGTCCGTACCGCGAATTGATTGCGCGTATCCCAGCCCATTATAAATAAGCGCTTTACTCGGAGTGACCGGCATTTTAATATTGGTTTTTAACGAATAATACGTCGTGCCAGGCATTACTACGAGAGTCGGCTGAGAGGCTGTAGTAAATTGAATTTGACCATCAAATTTCCATAACGTGTCATTGTGGGTGTATAGGCGACCATTTGCCGTGGTATAAATCGAACTATTTGGTAGGAATTCATCTCCGGTAAAAAGTGAAATTTCCCAATTTTCAACCAGGCTGGTATATCCAATTCGATTCGATACATCAGTAAGCTGCGCTTGTGCATTAGAGCTAAGTCCCGCCGTCTTATTAAGATCATTAGCAGACGCATTGACGCCAAGATTCACAAGATTAACACCAAGCGACGTGCGAGCAGCGGCTGCTGACGTAGCGCCAGTTCCGCCATTGGCAATTGATACGGGGAACTTGCTATTCAGCTTCTTAATATCATTAGTATTAGTAGTAATATTTCCCTGCGCCGTCGTGAGATCGTTGCGAAGACCGGTCGTGTCAGTTTGCAACTGGCCGATATTTTCAGTGTTCGTTGCAATGCTACCCTGTGCGGTAGTGAGATCAGTGCGAAGACCACTAGTTGCAGTTTGCAGCTCACTAATATTGTTGGAGTTGGTGGACACGTCGCCCTGCGTAGTAGTAAGATTATTACGCAGAGTGGTAACGTTGGAGTTGATCGTGGAGATATTATTGTTAACAGCTACAATCTTATCAGATTGATCTTTAAGCTCAGTATCAACTTTTCCCATCGCAGCGTTGTACTGATCTGCGAGATCGGGCTTGTCATTTTCTGCGTACAAATCAAGATCATAATTCGGAGTGTAAATAGATGCCATGTTAGTTTCCCTCCTGGTAGTAGATTCCTTCAGGCTTCCACGTTTCGCCCATAAGCGATCCGCTGTAAACCGCAACACCTCGCACGTTAAGCCCGCTGTTCGCGAGCGTTTCAACTGTCAATTCACTGTCTCCAAGAGTGCGAACTGTTGCAGCTTGCAATGACAGCCAACGATAGAGATTGCGCATTGCTTCTTTGCCATCGTTGTATTTGCCGAGCGTAACGTCCCAGATCAGCATGCCGATTTGCAGCTTTTCAATTTCTGCCATGAGTTCGTTCTTAACGTTCTCATCACCGGTATCCGCATAATCTTGCAGCATTTTCGTTTGCTGGTTCTGCTGATTTTCAAGCTCGATTAAAAATGCGTTAAAATCATCAATCGTCATGCAACCGGCAAGCTCGCCTGCAAACGAATCTATGGCATCGCAGATCGCCTTGATTCGTTCTTCCTCGCTGATTATATTATAATATATCTTGGGGATGTATGGTGCGCTTCTCAAAAAAACACGAGGATAACAAAACCCTGTCCACCCCGTGACGCCACACGGATACGTAACTCCCATAATGCCTCCTAAAATCCGCTGTAATTCGCCGTCCACACCTGCATGAAAAGATCATCCAATTCGTCACGAATCATCAAATCAACGTTGAAAAGCGAGCGCCTGTATTCATCGAGGATTACGCCGACGTTCCCAGAATAACCAGCAGTTGTTACCGTGTAGTCAGTCAACGCTTTGTCTGCGCTTTTCGTGTAATCCTTCGTTTTCGCATTCGACGTTCCCGCGTTCGTGCCGCTTGCGTTGCCCTGTGCGTCAGTGATATTCGTGGCATAATCTTCGTTGCCTTGCATCTGCATCTGAGGCGTTGCAGAGAAAACGCTACGTGTCTTGTCTTCATTGCTCGATGTTCCCTGAGTGCTTTCGTCGCGATTGCTTTCTCGATTGGCCTCAGTTTCTGCTGCATTTTCGGTGTGGCTCTCAGTTGTCTGCTGCATAGTGTATAATGGATTAACGTCCATTACAACAGTTTCGTACATCTTATTGTAATAGGGCATGATCGATTGCATGCGACGCTTGAAATACACAGCGAATCGAGCAGGGGGAGTAACGCATATTTCGCGAAATTGAAACCACATGACTATTAAATCGTTAAGATGCTGGCGATACGATTCATCGAAAATCGGATAATCGTTGAAGCCTGGATCGAAACCGTCATCGACAAGTTCGCCAAATTCTATGGTAAAAACGGCCATTACAACCTCCCTTCTCCGTCTTCAATATCGTTGCTGATCATATCGTTTGCGAAGAAATCATAATTGTTGGAAGCGTTGTCATGATTCCACACAACCTCAATGGGAGCATCAAGCAATCGGGCATAGCGTCGGTTGATGATATCGCACGCTTCGCGACGCGCGTTCAATCCGACCAGCCGTGATATCTCCACTTGGCCATTGTTGGCCTGGACTTCGTCGGTGACGACGCGCTCTTTTTTATCTTGATTAGCGTTGTCAACACCAGCGTACGTGTAAAATTCATTGAGCGTGCGATGCTTGTTAAGCATAAGTTCCGTGGCATAGTTCGGCACGTCGGTTTTAAAAACTCCGACATTGACGTCGGTCATAAGCCCTGAAAATCCGAAAATCACCGGCTCACCACCCTGCGCCTGCTGGTACAATGACTGGATTGACTGTTTCTTTTCTTCCGGGCATGTGATCAGAACAGGCGTTCTCATTGCATTGATATTAACGTCGATGATCCGATCATAACGAGTAAGACGCTCCGCATACACCGATACGGTCAAATGGTCGGTTTTGCGCGATCTGCTGGCCCAAATAGGCACGCCCTTGTCAGCGCCCATACGATACGACCATCCGTTATTGCCCCACGAAGTCAATTCCGTTGGATTGTCATACAGGTTCCATCGACCCGACGGCGTAACTTGCGTACCTAAAAGTTTGTCGGTGAACCACGGTTTGAAAACTACAGCGACGCCGTTGCGGAAAAGTGTCATTTCCAAAAACCGCTCATCGATAGAGTCCGGAAGATTGAGCCACTTGTAACGGTTGATCATGATATCTTGCATCATATAATAATAGTGCAGATATTGACGGTAGTTGAGGTCTGCCGACTGCCAATAAACGTCATCGCCATACCCGCATATGCTGTTTTTCTTTCGCTTGCGGCTCATCGGATCACCTCATTGTCTGCCACGTCGATTCGTCCCATCTTAGCAGGATCAGTCCAAACGGTCACGCCTTTTTCGAAAATTCCTCGAATCGTTTGCCGGTATTCCTCCGGAACCGATGACGAGAAAATATAACATTGCGTCATTTTCCAATAGGTAAAATTTTTGCAACACATCAAAGACGCGGGAACATTTACGAAGCCATTGTAAGCATATCCGTAACGCAACCAGTATTCGCCAACCGTGCGAAGAAACGCATCTTTGATACGCTTGATTTTAAGCGTCACGCCGAAATACCCCTTGGCGATCATCAATGCATCGCCTCCAGCATTGCCGGATATCGATGGTGCGATAACCTCAGCATCCTGCACCTGCGCATTGATGGCTGCAATCGCTTGCTGATAATCTCCTTGCGCTGCGAAATTACCATAAGACAAGTTGGTATCTGCAACATATTTGCCAGTATTGTAATTGTTGGTTGCAGTTTGGGACGCTAACATGTTGCTAATCTCGGTGCTGCGATTGTTAGCCGTATATTGTATCGCTGTACTGGCAGCAGCGTTTGCAATGCCAAGCGCTGATGATGCAACGTTTCCAGATGCCAGCGAGTTAGCGGCGCTCTGCAAACCACCTGCCAATGCTGTCATATTCCTCACGTCATTCTGCGCGGTATTTGCCTGAATTCCAGCCGCCGAATTCATGAGCGCATTTTGCAAAGTTGCTGAAGATTGATCATAGCCTAGCTGATTCGCTATCATGGCCTTGTCGCGCGACCATCCTGCATTGCTATATGCATATGCACGGCTACGCGCGGACGACGCAATTGTCAATGCGTAACTGTCATTGACGACAGAAAATCTCGGAAAATTCGAAACAATTAATGCCGCATCCATAAATTCCCCACAGTGGATAGTAACAGATTGCGTGTTGCCGCTTAACGTAGCAGCCGTAAATTCATCATTGCCGCCAGTTACCCTGCCATTATATCTCTCTGGATATACTGCGTATTGTGTAAATGGCGGTGTATTTAATCCGAGTAAACGAAACGAATAACCATTATCTGTCAATAATAAACCATCAGGCTTATACACTATCGCTTGCCCCGAATTATCCGTTAATTCTATAGCACTATATGGGTAAGAATATAGTTTAGTGAGATTTTTATACCTCGAAGGAATATACCAACTATCTATATTAACATCAAAAAATACAGCTCCTTCTCCTCTACTCCCAGATTTCAATTTATAAGCAGTTATATTTCGTATTTTTACTTCATCGCCAAGGTCTAGAAATTTAGATGCGCCTATTGTAATAATCTGTATACATTGGCTTACCCATGGATAATTAGATATCGCCTTCATAAAATGCACAAAGTTATCTGCTCTAATTGCATATACTTCGCACCCACTTGGTATGTCCTCTATAATATCGCCATTAGCTGTCCTTAATTCTGGATCATTTATATCGCCCCAATTTTGCAATGTCAAATCCGCGGTAGAAGATACTAGTACATATAATGGACTGTCATCACGCATCCAACTATCATGTTTAACATTTACAATCTCATAATCACTTCCAATTTCTAAGCCCTCAGGCAATGTAGCGATCTGATTGGATATTGGTGTTGCTAAATATTCCTCTGGTGCAGGCAACTGCTGCATAGCATAATGCCCGCGCTCCAAATAGCAATTGCCAAACTCCACGCTGTTTCCGTACGTCGTCCATACATCCAATTGCACGTTTAGCCGCGTAGTGTTCGGTGCGATATAATCCATTGATGTAATAAAATAAAAATAATCAGTGCGCGCTCCCGGCTCTTCACCGGGCACCGGAAAAAGCGGCTGATGTACATGCAGATAATTGTAACCGTTTGCCGAGTTAAAAGGCTTAGGGATCATCACTGGATCGCCATATTTCAGAATGACCTTCGTAGTCAATTGAAAAGGCAGCGAATTTTTCAATCCATTAAAATATGCGTCTCGCTCTGCATCATTTGCAAACTTGACAATATCACGATATGACATATCCCATGGAACATTGCATAACGTGACTGTAGTATCCTCAGTCCATAACTGATAATTAAAATTGTTTTGATATTCATAAATATTTTCCGGGACTCCCGGAAAATTCGGCAAATCTTGCATTTCCACCGCCTTTCAAAAAGCCCCCATGCGCTGCACAAACGCATGGGGGCAACGCCTACCGCATATTGTCGAGGAGTAGAGATTGCGGCGGCTACTCAGTAGGCGGAACGTACTTGGCGCCAATGCCAACTACCATAGATGCGGTCTTCGGAGTCTGATCGCTGATCGACATATCAGGATTGATATACGACAGCGTAGCCTGGACGGTAACATTGGTCGCCGTCTCATCAGGGTCAACATGCAGCACACCATCATTGGTAACATACGTGTGAGGTGCGAGCGCCTTGTCGGACGCCGTAATCGTGAGATATGCACCATCGGGCACATGCACATCGGAGTCTTTGGGAGCGACGTTACCGGTAGCCGTAACTTCGAGCTGCGTATCTTCACCGACAGGCGCGAACTCAGGAGTCGTGCCGTCCTCTTTTTTAGCAAATGCAATCTTCGCATCAGTAACAGTGACGGTAACAGTCGTCAAACCAGTACCCTCCTCAAGCGTAAACAACACCGCATTGAGCATCGGCGACATGGACATGATCCCCTGGTGATGCAACCAATGGTTGGTGGTCAGCGTCGACGGGTTGTAAAAACTCGTATTTTCAAAAACGGAATCAGCGCAAATAAACCAATCACGATCAACAAGCGCTGCCTGCGCACCGTTAACCGGGAACTCATCAACGATGACTTGACGAGTCTGCATTTCGGCGGGCTCCAAATGGAAAAGCGGGGCCAGACCCTCAACGTCGATCGTAGCCTCAACATCAGGCGTCATGATAAGCAGCATGTCCTCAGGCCGCGAGAATACCGGCAACCCGTATGCATTGTAATAGGGGCGCTGGAAACTGAGACGACGAGTGTATGCGCGTAGCAAGCGCAGAACTTTACGAGCATTGGTAGTAATATCAGTATCAACGGACAAATCAGGCGTTTGAACTTTGTAAAAGCCCCATTTCTGCTCGTACGTCGCGAACAGATTGACCATGGTATCATACTCAGCTTGTGAGTTGGAGTTATACGGAATATCCATGATCGAATTTACGAAATCGTTAAGTCCGTACTCACTCAGAAATGCACGGCGAAGCTCGACTTCATTGACCGTGATCGGGAATTTCCACTCGAAATTTCGATGGTGAAACGCGCTCTTGAATTCAGGCGGGTTACAATCAAGAAGATCAATTGCGCACGGATCATACGTTTTCGGCTTGATCAGATTCGCGCCGACTTCTTCAATCGTATTGCCATACATCAACATGCCACGCTTCAGCGGCGCAAGCGGATTTTCCCAACGACGCGAACGAATGACGACTTCACCAATTCGATTCACAAGTGCATCAACAAATTCATTCCAAAACGGGCGCGAATTCGGATTTTGAAAAAATTCAACAGTCTGGCTAATGTTACCCTGCGTCACGCGCGGCACGTTCTGCTGGTAATTAGTAGAGCCATTCAACCAGATTTTATTAAGTATAGTAGCATTAGTCTCTGCCATGTTTAATCCTTCCGACGAGTCATATCGAGATCATCATAATCAATGCCTAGATCTTCGCCCGAATCGTCATCTTCCTTGCGATCGTCCACGTCTGCCGCAGACGATGCGCCGCCATTCATCATCAGCTCATAATTCTTATCAAGCAGCTTATCATAACGAGTACGCAAATCATCATATTTCTTGTCGTACTCGTCACGTTCTTTTTCCAACTCAACAACACGCGCTGCCTGCTGATCAGCCACCTGCTGAGACGTCAAGTTCTCATCGTCCAACTGATCGAAATACTTGTCTAGTTCATCAGCAGCAAGCGGGCCGTCTTCCCACGCGCTTTCACGGATGCGCTGGATAATCTCTACGGGCCTCTCCACGTCAGCTCTCCTTCCATCAAACGGGGGCGGTTTGCCCGCCCCCAAATATCCGAGTGATTGATGCTATGCACTGTAGAGCTGCCAGCTAAGCCATGCATCCTGGCGCGTGTTACCGCGGGCTGTCCAGGCTTGCACTCCCACTCCGCGAACGCCATAGCCATCACTACGTTTTCAATATAACACGCTAACTGTCTATTGTCAACAGAAAACATCAAATCAACGGATGGTGAAATCAGACTCGACCAGCACAATACCGCCTGGCACATGTTTCGGCACAAGCTTGCCTCCTGGGACAACCAAGCCTATATCAAAATCTTCAAACCTCACCTGATCACGCATATCCGCCGAAAGCCCTGCACACTTCACAAGATTCTTTCCGTTCACAACCTCGATATACGTTTTCTGCCTCGGATATTTTGCTTTTTCAAAATCATATTCATGATCCCAAGCGCCAAGTTTCGTCTTGTGAATTTCAAGGCCCTCCAAATGCAGACTGTCAGTGTCAGCGTATAAAAATCTATTGTACTCATTCTGCGCATGGCTGATAATGTCTTGTCTCGCATACGCCGTAATAAACGCTGCGGCCGCAGTATACACTGGATCGCGGTATTCAGGCTCGGCAAACACAGGATATTTAACAACCCCGTCTGCATCTATCATGCATGTTCTACCTGTTACATCAGGGTTAGTTGCAAGCTTGCCATACAGCGAATTGAGCATAAGCTTCGCTATCATCCTAATAGCTCCAGTGCTTGTTTCTTTAACATGCATCCAGTATTCAATGTACGGATCAAAAATTCCATTCGCACTTTTAAAAACATAAGCTTCATGATATTCTACCACGTCAACAATGTAATGCTCTTTAAATAGCTCGAAATCAACCGACGTTAAACATAATTCCGTCGGCTCAACTATTTCCTCGACATATTGATTATCCATAAAATGCGGGTTGCGTTTGATCTGTAATGTTGGTAAAAATCCATCGCGCAATCTCGCTGTCACATGCATACGCTGTATATGCAATTTATCTCCAGTGTATCTCCCATCATAAATTGTCGGGTATCCAACAGGCATAGATCGTTGTACCATCATCGACGGATACATGCTGTTTTTATCGTAACAACATCCAGGGCCAATAACTCTCCCTTTAGCAATGTCACTTACATATGTGTATCCTCCACGATATGACTTACGAATTTCTGCATCCAATTCAAGCGGCAAAACGGGGAAATATTTCTTAAAATTAAATGTTGACTTCGCATGCTTCAGCGCATCAGCACCAATCGTCAATGCATTCAACGATTGCGCTAATTGCACCCGCAATGCGCAGGCCACGATTTTCACGTCGTTTGAAATATATTCTATTTCATGCTCTGTAAGCTCGTGCCCAGGCTCTCTATATTCTTGATAATTTAGATCGAGTTTCTGATAATCTAAACCAAAATCCTTAGCAATCGTATCAACGGAAAAGGGCAGCTTCTTGTAACTGTCCCTAATCTCACAAACATTACTCCCTTTTTTCGTCCTCGAAAAACATATTTTAGCGTTGTAAAACTTACGTTGCTCGCTCATTAACAACGTAAATTTATTAGTATTTAGTTTTTCAGCACATTCAAATCCAAGCTGACCCATCAAATAAGCTGCCAAAAATTCAAAATCAAATACTGCGTTATGAAAATAATACGTTCCGTTATTCTCTTGCATAAAATCAACAAACGTTTCAATTCGATTCCCAAACCATATATTGTTCTCATCAGCAACTTCGCAAACCGACCACGCCCAAACACGACAATCATTTCGATCTGTCGTCGTTTCAAAGTCTGCCACATACTCCATCATTCGCCCCGACGAATGCGCCTGATAAGATCAAGCAGATAGTTCTCCTGATCCTCAATAACAATGGCCTGCTCAATTGGCTCCCCCATATATTCCATATTAGCCCGAGGGGGAGAATCAATAAAAACTTGCTGCACAAAATCAGATTTAGCGTATAGCTCATCCAGTTCCTGAGGCGTCAAACTTTTCAATTCAGCCCTCAAAGCTTCGCTATCCATTGATTCGGCACGTTTAGCTATGTTCGCGATAAGCATTTCCATTTGCTTGGATTGATACTGGGGAGTTCTAATCCTGTTAATCCGCTCTAAATATTCTCGCGCGGCTTTTTCGCTATGGAAAGTCTCAATATTATGAGGCGGCAATGGCAATGAGCCTGCATATCCTGCACGGCTATTATATTCGTATCTTCTAGTTTTAGGATTAAACCGTGTGCCCATGAATTGAAACTGTTGAAGGGTCATATCCCCCATCAACGATTTTTGCTGCGAAGGCGGTATTTCATCGTAACCATAACGCTTAGCTCTATATTGATTGGTCTTACGTTCTGCATATCTAATTTGTTGCACGAGTTGACGCGATATCGGAGTGCCGTCTTCGCCAGCCACGTAACCGGGATTGTCAATAAAACCAGCAAGCCTGTTCGCATATGATTCTTTTTGCCGCGTCGTATATCCACTTTAATTACTAATAGGATTAATAGATCCTGTATTTATTCCCCTAGCTTTAATACGAGATAATTTCCTTTTAGCTTTCTGCTCTAATTCCGCGATACGATTATCTATTCCTGCCATAAACGCACCTCCGAAATTTCAGACAAAAAAGAAGGGGGATTTCTCCCCCTTCATCC